CCATTCATCTTCTTTAACTGTTATTGTAACAGAAGGTTTATGCTCACACCAATTCTTTTGGTATTTAAGCCACAAGTTTAATTGTTCTAAAGCACCAGTATCATTACGTGTAACTGCTTTTTTAGGAGATCTTACAGGAAAACTAAAAACCACAGTGCTATCTGGTTGCATAATGTCATCTTCTACAGGTACACCTGCTGATTGCATAAACTGTGTTAAAGGATCTTTTTTGTCTCCTCTAACAGTTCTAATGTAGTATTCAGAATGCCTAGCATGGATACCAGAAGCAGAGTCTACTAACTGAGATACAGTTCCAGAAGGTTTTACACAAGTTATAGCAGTCGATTGAGGTATGCCTAATTGTTCTGATAATCCTAAATTTGTATCAACAGCTACCTGTTTTAGTTGTGAAAGTAGATCAGATAAATACCCTGCAGATGCAGTATTTAATAATTCATTATCCATGATACCTGTAAGAGAAACACCAAGAAGTCTTTCTTCTTCTGTGTTATCTTTCCATATCTTTCTGAGGTATTTTAAATCGGTTAGAGTAGATTGTATTGTACCAAGTATGGTAGCTAATTCTATCTTTCTTTCTAAATCTTTTATAGTATCATCTGATCTTACAACTACTTCTGTAAGATTACAAAACTGATATGGCCTTAGTATAATCTCAGAGCATGGATTAGTGCCAAAATCATAGTCTGGATTTCTTCTACCATTCTCTAATGACTTTTCTACAGCAGACTGTCTGTTGTATATACCACGTTCACCTGATTTAGAATTATATAATGTAAGCCATTCTTTCATAAAGATACCTATAGGTGGTTTTTCTTTATAACACACAGAGTTATTAGCCAATGCTCTTTGACCTTCATTATTCCACCACTCACCAGATTTAGCTAAAGCCATTTCTTGGTCTTGTAAATCAGATAGACTAATAAGTGCAGAACGTCTTACTCCACCTACCACTACAACAGAACCTATCTTACACATGATGTCATGGCATTCTATAGATTTTAATTTTCTTCCTGCTGCACCTTTAAATATATTTACAGTAAATCTAAACAGATCATCTAAAGGATCAGGACCACTTGATCTACCACCAAATGTTTTAAGCCTTGCACCTGCAGGTCTTAGTTTAGATAAATCCCAACTAGGTATCTGACCAGAATATAATAAATGAATTAATTCTTTATAGCCTTTAGCCCATCCTGTTTTGCTATCGCCAACAATAATAGTTGTTTCACTATCTTCAAAAGATTCGTTAACTGTTGGTAATTGTTTAGTATACTTTCTTTCTACAGAAAAACCTACACCTGTACCACACATAAGTATATATAAACATTCATCAAAAGATCTAACACTGTCTACAGGTAGGTAAGAACAATTATATGCAGCCACATGACATCTTTCTAAAGCAACACCTGCTGTCATTAATGCTCTCATAGAAGGCATAATCTCCAGGTTAAGAACAGCATCCTGTAATTCTTTTCTTTTTTCTACAGACAAACTAAAGTTATTATTTTCTTTAGTATGTTTTTCTAAATAATTAAAATACCTATTGACTGTTTCTTCCCAGGTTTCTCTTCTGTTTTCTTCTTCAATCCATCTAGCATATCTAGAAACGTGAATAAAGCTTTGATAATCTGTGGGTAAACTTACACTATTGCTTTTTGTTAAATCATATACTCCCATTCTTCTTTCCTTTTAATTTATTTTTGTTATCAAAATAGGCTGTGTTCCAACCTCGTAGCCATTCCTTATGGCGTACATTATTTTCTCCATAAGGATTTTTTAATATTCCTCGTGAAAAAGCTCTAAAGCCCTCATCGAACTGAATACGAAGGGGAGGCCATTGTCCTTTTCGAGGTCTTGATCTTCTCGACTTCGATCCCTTCGATGTCGTAGAACGAGTCTCGTATGATCTGTTCGATCTCATCTCTTACATCTCCGTCTATAGGTAGTGGGTATTCTTCTGGGTTAATCTCTAAACTAATCGTTAAATTTAATCTCATTTTTTAAGTCTGCATCCAAACGGACAATGCCTATTAGCTTGTCCAAATACCAACGTGCTTTTTGTAAATCTTCTAAAGCACGATCCTTATAGGTATATCTCCAAATGTATTTTAAGATTGCTCCTTTTAAATACCCTCGAAATTCTTTTTCTCCCATAGATGCTTCGATAGCTTCTATAGCTTCTACTTTACCATTGTTATAATGAGAAGGATAATTTACTGGATCATCTTTTTTAGTCATCATTACCCCATTGATTAAAATAAATTACGTTATCTTTTTTTACTGTTTTTTCTTTTTGTTCTGCAGGCGTTTTAATAAGATTATAAAAGTGTGCAGCATACTCAACAATTTCTTCATTATCTCCACAGTAACTAAAACCAACCATAGCACGAGCAAGGTCACTAATTGCATCAACCATGCCATAAGAGTCATCGTGTTTTTTAGGAAAATGTATATTGGTTGAGTGATTCCAATCTCCTTCTGCATTTTTACCAGGTCTTAATAATATTACTACTTCTTCATCATCAACTTCAAGTATTCTTTTCATCTACAACCTCATCTTCATTCGTGTAATAGAACCATCTTGGCTCTCTGGCTGAGGATGCTTCTTGAGGTTTGTATTCTAAATTAGGCCAACAGCTAAATTTATAATCACACCAATAGCATTCTTCACCTAAAACTCTTTTACCTGTAGGTACTTTACGAAACTTTTCTTCTATAGAATCAAAGCATCTTTTAAAAGGCACATCAGATTCTAGTTTTTTCATTTTATCTAAAGCTTGATCTACAGTTTCTTGTACTTCTTCTTCGGTAGACTCATCATCCAGGTACGATATTTCTCCACTAGACTTATTAACTGCCCACCAACCACCAACTTTTTTCTTAGCTCCTTTAGAGTAAAGATGTAGTTGTGTAAGATAGCCGAAACTATCGTGAGACTTTAATCCTTCAAAACTTAAAAACTTATTTCTAAAAGCCCAAGGACTACAAGATTTAATATCATCTACTTTATCATCTACATATAAATCAGTTTCACCTGTTAATTTCTCAGTAATTTCTATGTTGTCACCTTCTTTGTAATCAACTCCAGATGATTTTAATATAGCTTTTAGTATAGCTTCTATTGCATCACCAAATGTAACAATCATTTTAAAAGTATAAGATTTATCTTCTGCTCTTGCTCCTGCTTTCGCTAATTGCAGTTGACATAAAGGTTTTCCTAAATTAGAAGGTCTTGGTTTAAAAGAAAAATCTTGAGGAGTAAATTGTTTTTTAAGAGCCTGTTTAAAATCTTCGGCAGCTTGGTCAATTATCTCCTCAGACATTGATACCTCTCCTCTATTAGCAGACTCAAGGTAAGCTATTACTCTAGCTAAATTATCATTCATTATTCAGGTAACGTATCAGTAACTTCAATAAAATCGTTATCAATAACTGTAGCGTCTACGTCACTTGTATAACGCTTTGCTTCATAAGACCTAGCACGGATGTTATCATTATGTCCTGTAACATATGTTAAGAAAGATCTATTAACTTCCATGTCAGCATCTGTAAAAGGCACAGCTTCAGAGGTGATAGTAGGTGTCACTACATACCAAGATATAGCACCAGATTGTTCTAATTTAAAATTAAGTTTCACTTCATGTTTAAAAGGCATCTTCTTAGTTTTATAAAATTGAGACATAACATCTCCAAAGTTTTTATATGTTCCTCTATTAGATATTTGAAACATAATAGGGAGGTTATCAAAGCTTACAGGATCTTTACCTTCTCCTACAAAACCTTTTTCTACTCGAAGTAAACCAAATACTACACGATATCTTTTAGCTCCTCTCCACCAATTCTTACGGTCTTCTGAAAGGTTATCCCAATCGTCTACTTTAAACTTACCACAATTTACACCACCCTCTTCATCAAGAGCTTCTTCACTAGGATGTTTAACAAATACAGATTTATTAACATAACGACCTTTTAAATCATTACCATCTTTGTCTTGCCAAGTAGCATTCTCATCATATCTTTGATAAAAAAATCTTTGTTGAAATATTCTTATATATGCATCTTCAGCATAAACAAGACCATGCTCTGGATGATATACTTTTATAGTACCATCAGGTATCTTATTACCTTCTGCATCTCTTGCCTTATTGTTTACAGTTACACGAGGAAATCCTGGTGCATTTGCAGCAGACTGTTCTGCTTCGTTTACAAAACCAAACTCTCCGGCTATTTGATCGTAAGGTAAATTATCTATATCTTTTATTGTTAGTGCATTCTCTGTCATGCTATTCTCCTATCTATATTGTTATCTGTTATATCTAAATTCGTTAGTTTGTCAACATCTATTTCAGTCATTTCAAACCAATCATCACCTATTTTTAACTCTACTTCCATAGGTACATCTAAAGTTAAATTAAATATTTTATCCATTGCAGGTCCAACACCCATCATAGCTCTATAAATAAGCTTAGGTACTATTTCTAATTCATCTGGATGTATATCAATTACTATGGAATCATGTACTGTGTTTATAAATTTACTCTTTAAATTCATAGACTTAGTGATGTTATTGTAAAGCACACAAGATAGTGGCACAAGGTCAGCAGTTGCTCCACTTTGTACAGGATAATTTTTTATCTTAGTTGCTTCGGTAACACCATTGCGTAGTCGTTTAACTTCTGGAAAAGCAAATTGTCTACCTGTTACTGTAGTTATTTTTTTATGTAGCATAACTTCTTCTTGAAGAGCAGTATGCCATTTAGCTATACCACTATACTTTTTCATAAATGATTTGTTGTATTCCATTTCAGCAGCAGATCCTTTTACACCACCATATAAAGGCCTAAATGTTCTAGCCTTAGCATCTTGTCTTGAAGTCTTTTGACCTGCTTCTGTAAGAACTTTAGAAGTGTAGGCATGTACGTCAAAGCCTTCATCTATTTCTTTACGACCTGTAGCATCATCACTCATCCATACAGCTATTCTAAATTCTAATTGACCAAAGTCAGCTTCTAATATTTTACCACCAGGAAAACGAGATACTACTGCTTTTCTCACTGTAGCTGTACCACCACGAGGTAAGTTTTGGAAGTTAGGATTAGATGAAGATAGTCTACCTGTACCTGTTCTTACTTGAGATACCTGGGGATGAAGAATACCGTTGATTACATTCTTACGAATACCTTTACAAAAAGAATTGATGTAAGTATCAAGTGCATTAATACGTTGCATATTAGTTAAGAATTGATGAGCAACTTCTAGTTCATGTTGTTTGGCAATGACCGCCAAGCCTGCTAATGTAGTTTTATCTGTTGCAAA